GAGGAAATGGTTACGGAAGAACTTCAGGCCGAACCAGATGCAAACCTAGCTGAAATTATGGACGAAAGAGTTCTGATGGAGATTGCCTCAGAACTTATCGGTTATTACGAAGATGATAAAAGTGGGCGCCAGGATTGGGAAGATGCTTACACAGAAGGTCTTGAACTTCTAGGCATCAAATATGAAAACCGTGAAGAACCCTTTCGAGGATCCAGTGGTGTAACACATCCCCTTATTGCAGAAGCGGTTACTCAATTTCAAGCCCAAGCCTATAAAGAACTTCTTCCTAGCTCTGGCCCAGTTCGTACTCAGGTTGTCGGTGCAGCGACACCTGAAGTTGAAATGCAGGCTCGTCGCGTTCAGGAATTTATGAACTACCAGATAACGCATGTTATGGATGAGTATGATCCAGAGATGGATCGTTTGTTGTTCTATCTTCCGCTAGCGGGAAGTGCTTTCAAGAAAGTTTACTTTGACGACATTTTGGACAGAGCCGTCTCTCGATTTGTCCCCGCAGATGATCTTTATGTTCCTTATAACGCCACTGATTTAAGTTCTGCTTCTCGCATTACACACTTGATCCGAATGAACACGAATGATGTTCGTAAATTTCAGGCGGCTGGTTTTTATCGAGACATTGAACTTTCTCCTTATGATTCGGACGATGAATTAAGAGAGAAAGAACGCAGCTTGATGGGCGTAGAGAAAACAGGCGCTGATGATCAGGATTGCACAATTCTCGAAGTTCATACCGACTTAGACCTTCCGGGTTTTGAACACGTTAACCCCATAGATGGTGAACGCACAGGTATCAAGCTTCCTTACATAGTTACAATAGACGAAGGAAGTTCAAAAGTTCTTTCAGTTCGTCGTAACTGGCGTGATGGTGACGAGTATTACCGAAAGACCCAATACTTTTCTCATTACAAGTTTTTACCGGGTCTTGGTTTTTATGGTTTCGGTCTTCTCCACATGATTGGTGGTCTAGGTCGTTCCGCAACTTCTATTTTAAGGCAACTGATAGATGCTGGGACACTTGCTAATCTTCCCGCTGGCTTTAAAGCTCGTGGTATTCGTATTCGTGATGCTGATGAGCCTCTCGCTCCTGGTGAGTTCCGTGATATTGATGTCCCTGGTGGTGCTTTGCGGGAAAGTATTCTGCCTCTTCCCTATAAGGAGCCTAGCCAAACCCTGATGGCTCTTCTTGGTTTTGTAGTGGATGCTGGTCGAAGGTTTGCGGCTATTGCTGATATGCAGGTTGGAGACGGAAATCAACAAGCCGCAGTAGGAACAACAGTCGCTCTCTTGGAACGCGGCTCGAAGGTGATGTCAGCCATACACAAAAGACTGCATTATGCACAGAAACAAGAGTTTAGGATGCTGAGTCGTGTGTTCGCTGAATCACTCCCTCCGATGTACCCCTATAATGTGTATGGAGCGGAAGCAAGCATCAAACAGATGGATTTTGACGAGCGGGTTGATGTAATCCCCGTTTCGGATCCGAATATCTTTTCGATGTCTCAGCGTCTTGCGTTAGCACAGACCCAGCTTCAACTCGCCCAGAGCAACCCACAGATGCATAATCTGTATGAAGCCTATCGCCGTATTTATGAGGCTATAGGAGTGCATAACATTGAAGCTTTACTGCCGACCCCCCAACCGCAACAGCCTACGGATCCGGCAATTGAGAATGCTAAGTCAATTATTCAAGAAACCTTGCAAGCATTCCCGACTCAGGATCATGACGCACATATCACAGCACACATAATCTTTATGAAGACACCAATCCCTGCGTCTTCTCCGCCTGTGTTTGCGTTGCTTCAGGCTCATCTCTGTGAACACGTTGCTTTCAAAGCGCGAGGTGTAGCTGACGCAGAAATGCGTATGGCTATGGAACAGGCCGCTCAACTTGGCCAGCAGCCTCCGCAAGTGGACATGGAAGCACGTGTCGCAGAACTTATTGCACAATACACGGAAGAGGTAATGACGGCTCTGATGCCTCCGCCAGAGGGTGAGGTTGATCCTCTTGTTCAGCTTCGTTCCAAGGAACTTGATATCAAGGCGGCTGATGTTCAGCGCAAGGCGGAAGAGTTTGCTGTTAAGCAGAACTTTGAGGAACGTAAGGAAGAGGAACGACAGGATCTTGTAAAAGACAAGATCGACTCTCAGGAAGATATTGCCTTATTGCGTGCCGAGGTTAATCGAGAGCGTATGGAACAACAGGCCCGCCAAGGGAGTAAATTGTGATGGGAAGCACTCTAGAGGCCCAGAAAAAGAAAGCGCCTAAACCTAAAAAACAGAAGATAACTGTAAAACCCGGACAGCCTTACTACTCAAGCAAAGAGCTTGGTAAAGGATATGAACAGCGCCTGCCTTCGGCTGTGGCTTCCGCTGATCTTAGAAAAAGAAGTCCTTTCGGAAAAGCATCACCTAGAGCGGCTGTTTTAGATGTCGCAGCGGGAGCGATGGACTTGTTTAGGGATGAAGAAGGCCAACGAGGTTCTCGTTTTGCCGAAAAAGTAGCAAAAGAAATTAAACGCAACGATGGCGGTATGGCCAGTAAAACGAGGGTATTCTGATGGCTAGAAAGATGGGTAAAGTTCACTTAACTTCCAATCCCGATGTGTCTTCCATTGATAGAGCAATGGCAAAAGCTTTAAGAAAAGCTGCTGGTTCCAAAACTCCAAGTATTATGTCGGAAGTAAGCAAATACGCAGGTCTGTTGACACAAGACAAAGACAGAAAAGGTGGTTACGGAAAGATTACCAAGGTCTTTTAATGGCAATATCTCGCGCACAAACTTCTAAGCAGTTAACTGGAGGGAAAAAAATGGCTACGAAGAAAAAACGTAAGAATACAAAAGGCGGTACTCGCAAGAAAATGATGGGCGGCGGTGCCGCTATGAAAAAGAAAAAAGGTTACGCTAAAGGCGGAGCCAATATGAAGAAGAAGGGTTATGCTCGTGGTGGTGTTCGGCGCAAGTAATGCCATATCTTCAAAGCAACATCCCGCATTTTCATTGCTGGGTGCGAAAAGAATTTACATACAACCATGAAAAGTATCATGGGGAGTATCTTCACGCGATGGCTATCTCGGTAAATACTATTCCAGATCGCTGTTTAAGTTTTCAGCTTATTTTTACGGGCTGTGAAAGTGACGATACAGAGGAAGAGAATGTTCACGGAGGTGCTATGTGGGCCAGAATGCCAATTACGGCTCTTATAGCAGACAGTCCATTGGAGGAATGGCCAGAAAGAATGGTTACCCATCACGCTCAACCTTGGGATTGTAGCTCCAGGGATCATTCCGTCATACGGTATGATAGGACTAGTTCGAGTCCTTGGGTTTGTAAGATTGACGGGGAGTTTTATACGGGTAAGTATATGTTTACTGTTGATTATACAGGATCTTCTATTTCGGATGATCCCGCACAGCATAAACAAAGTCATGTAATTGAACTTACAGATGCTGGAAAATGGACAGGTAATATTATAGCTCTACCTAATAACCGAGTTAGAGCAACAAGTCCCGCATTGTGGGAGACAGGAGAAGGAGCCCCTGACTTTAAACCGAGTCAGTGGACACACAGCGCAGAATCAGACGGTAGTTATATGGATCCGTCAGTGACATTTGATAACTTATATAGTGAGAAACAGTAATGTTTCACGTGAAACAAAATGGCTAGAAAACGCGAAAAACCCATTCGTCGCACCACAACAGGTAAGGGTGCCAACTATCGTAAGACCAGCAAAGGTGCTGGGATGACGAAGAAGGGTGTTGCCGCGTATCGTAAAGCCAATCCTGGCTCCAAACTTAAAACTGCTGTTACAGGAAAAGTTAAGAAGGGAAGTAAGGCCGCAAAACGCAGAAAAAGTTACTGCGCGAGGTCTGCTGGTCAGTTGAAAAGAAGCTCTGCCAAAACCCGGAATGATCCTAACTCTCGGATCAGGCAAGCTCGTAGAAGGTGGAAGTGCTGATGGCAAAAGATGCTTGTTATAAAAAAGTTAAGGCTCGATACAAAGTGTTTCCGTCTGCGTATGCGTCAGGAGCCATAGCCAAGTGCCGAAAAGTTGGTGCTAAGAACTGGGGTAACAAGACGAAACGTGCAAAAGGTGGAATGACAGTTAAGACTAACGGGTGCGGGGCGGTGATGTCCAAGCACGGTGGGCGACAAGTCAGGATATTCTGATGGCTGTTCGGAAGACAAAAAAGGGGGCGGCTCTCAAGCGTTGGTTTAAGGAAGATTGGGTTGACGTAAGGACAGGTAAGCCTTGCGGAAGAAAGAAAGGCGAAAAAAGAGGAACACCTTATTGCAGGCCGAGTAAACGTGTTTCCAAGAAGACACCTAAGACGGCCAAGGAACTAACCTCGTCTGAGAAGAGGTCTAGGATTTCTCAGAAAAAACGTCTGGGTCAACCGGCTGGTAAGCCCCGTAGAGTTAAGTCTGTTAAACGAAGGAGAAAATGATGGCTAGTGGCAAAACAATTTCAGACGCGGATCGTCGCCGTGCAAAGAAGATGCTGGATGAGTCTGGCAGAACAATTTCAGACGCGGATCGTCGCCGTGCGTTAAAAGCGTTGAGAGAGATGCAAGAGGATGCACCCACGGAACGGATGGAAGAGCTGGAAGAGATGGCTCCCGGTATGCGAGACGGTGGCATGACCGACCAGATGGCTGAACAGATGTATATGTCAGAGCGTGAAGCTGGCGGTCTTATGAAGAAAGCCAAAAGGATTAACGATGCAGACATGATGAACATGGCTGACGGTGGAATGGCTCGTATTAAGGGAACCCCACCCGCTCAAGTAAAAGGGTTCACCTACAACGACAACGGTGGAAAGGGAACCTTCTGATGGCAGAAAAAGAAAAAAAGGTTATCGTTCAAGACAACAAAATGACCGACACGGAAAAACGTAACTTTGTTATTGATGTCCAAGGCATTGGTTTGAACACTGCCGCTGAACTAACAGGCCCTCTTTTGGAGAAAGCTTTTCAAAAAGCTTTGAAAGACGCTGAAGGAAAAAACATGGGTGGAGCCATGGTCGATGAACTTGGCTATATGCGTGGTGGTATGAGAGAAGAAAAACGTGGCCCCATTAAATACGCTGACGGCGGAGCTATCAGTGGCAAAAACTTTAGAGGATCTTTTTAGTAAATGGCTGATCCAACGACCTTTGCTTATTCTGTATTAAAAGCTATACAGGGTCGCATAGAATTAACCCAGGACTCAATCCTTCACGGTAGCCCTAAAGACATGGAGTCTTACAGGCAACTTATCGGAGAACTAAAGGGGTTAGAGTTCGCAGAACAGGAGATCAAGGATCTTCTGCAATCTTCGGAGGACGAATGACTAAAACTTTATACGTTCCAGATCATGTACTGGATTCGCAAAAAAAGCAGAAAGAAGCAAATTTGGCAAACGCCTACATAAAGAAAGACGAGAAGGTTCTTGATCCGTCTTTAGTTTCTAAAAATTTAAAGGAAAGATTACCCCAGCCCACTGGCTGGAGGCTTCTTGTTATGCCTTACATGGGTAAGGCTACAACAGATGGCGGTATTCACATCCCTGACGCTGTTCGCGACAGAGAGGCACTCGCTACTGTGGTTGCGTATGTTTTGAGGGTAGGTCCTCTTGCATATCAAGACCCCGGTAAATTTGGCCCAGACGGGCAATCTTGGTGTGAAGAAGGCGATTGGGTTTGCATTGGCCGTTACGCTGGCGCTCGATTTAAAATTGAGGGTGGCGAAGTACGCATCATTAATGATGATGAGGTCATTGCTACGATTCTTGAGCCTGACGACATCAAGCATGTATAGAAAGAAGAATTTTATCATGGAGGATAACCATGCCTGAAGATACTAAAATTGACATCGGAGACACCGAGGAAGAATCGGTAGACGTAAATCTTTCGGAGGAAACTCAAGAAGAACCCGAAAAACAAGCACAAACTTCTGAAGAAGAGCTTGACGATTATAGTTCTGGAGTAAAAACTCGAATTAATAATCTGACCAAGCGTTTTCGTGAGGAAGAAAGGCAAAAACAAACTGCTATTGAATATGCCGAGAATGTTCGTAAAGAAAACGAAAACCTCAAACAGCGTATTGATTCTCTCGACAAGGGTTATCAAGAACAGTTTGAGAGCAGAGTTTCAAACCAGATTGATTCAGCCAAAGAAATTTTAAAGCAAGCTCATGAGACAGGTGACGTAGATAAAATTGTTGAAGCACAAGAAGCTTTGGCTAGTCTTACTGTTGAAAAAGGCACTTTGAAAGCTGTTCGAGCCGAAAAAGCTACAGAAGAAAAACAATCTTCCGAAACGGAAATTACTCAAGCGGCCGCTACACCTGCTGCACCCGCAGCACCTGCCCCACAACCCGATCCTAAAGCGGAGGCTTGGGCGCAGAAAAATGATTGGTTCGGCCAAGATGAAGTTATGACATATGGTGCTTTCGGCATTCATAGACGGCTTATAGAGGATGAAGGGTTTGACCCCTCATCTGATGAATATTATGCTGAACTTGACAACAGACTAAAAGCCGAGTTTCCACATAAATTCGACTCTAAGTCTAAAAGTAACGGGGGAAGTCGTAAGGTTGCGTCAGCCGAAGCTTCCGCATCCCGCAATAGAAGTGGACGAAAAACTGTGCGATTAACGCCCTCTCAAGTTGCGATTGCGAAGAGGTTAAATGTACCACTTGAAGAATACGCTAAATATGTGAGGGATTAATCATGAATACTGAGAACACAACTCGCCAAAAGTCTACGAGAACGCCTAGGGCAAATCAAACACGTGCCAGCCAAGCACGCAGAGAACCTTGGAAACCACCGTCCATGTTGGACGCACCGCCTGCACCGGAAGGCTACAAACATCGGTGGATACGGGCAGAAGTTATGGGTTTTGATGACCGTAAAAACGTAGCGGCACGATCTCGAGAGGGATGGGAACTGGTACGTGGTGAAGAATACCCAGACTTTGATATCCCGACTGTCGAGGATGGTAAACATGCTGGTGTGATTGGTGTTGGTGGTCTTCTTTTAGCCAGGGTTCCAGTTGAGATTGTTGAAGAACGCAATGATTATTATCGTAGCATGACTCACAATCAAATGACTGCTGTTGATAACGACTTAGCTCGCGAACAACATCCAGCAATGCCTATCAGTAAACCTGACAGGCAGACTCGTGTAACTTTTGGAGGTCCTCAAGAAGAGGACTAGGAGATAAACATGGCTAATTCTAATGGAAGCTTTGGTCTTCGTCCGATTAATAAATTGGGCGGTGCGACTAATTCCACTGGACTTACTGGGTATACTCCTTATGAAATCGCCTCAGATAACAGCGACAAAATCTACCATGGGCAATTGGTTATCCCTCTTGCTTCAGGGTATATTGATCACACGGCTAATGCAGCCGGTGGTACGGTCAGTCATCTGGGTGTTTTTCAGGGATGTGAGTATGTCTCCAGTACCACTGGAAAAACAGTTTGGAGTAACTACTGGCCTGGATCTGGAGCGGATAGTAACCACCCAGTAAAGGCTTTTATCAACGATGACCCGTCGCAACTTTATGTTATTGCAACGGATGCTTCGTGGACAAGTAAGGCAAATGCACGTGCAAGTGTCTTCTTGAATGCGAATCTATCCACGGGTATCACAGGAACCGATGCCACTGGTGTCTCACTGGGTCGCCTAGCTATTAGTACGCTAGCAACCACTAACTCTTTGGCGCTTCGCGTTATGGGTTGGGTTGATGATCCAGAGAACGCTGATTTTTCAGCCGCTGGCATTGGCGCAATCGTTAGGTTGGCAAACTCGTTCAATGCACCCAATGGGTCCATTGCTACGGGTACTGTGTCAACCACTGGCGTATAGGAGGATTAGAAAATGGCTATAAGTAGAGCCCAACTAGCGAAAGAGCTAGAGCCTGGTCTCAACGCCCTTTTCGGCCTTGAGTATGCTAGGTATGACGACGAAGCATCCGAAATTTATGACACTGAATCTTCAGAGCGTGCCTTTGAAGAGGAGGTCATGCTTTCCGGTTTTGGAACTGCACCTGTTAAGGGTGAAGGTTCGGCTGTTTCTTTTGATGATGCACAGGAAGCGTATACTGCACGGTATACGCATGAGACTATCGCTCTTGCTTTCTCCATTACGGAAGAAGCAATTGAAGATAATCTTTATGACCGCCTCGCATCTCGCTACACAAAAGCTTTGGCACGTAGCATGGCGAACACCAAACAAGTTAAAGGTGCCGCTACGCTCAACAATGCTTTTGACAGCACCTTCACTGGTGGTGACGGCAAAGAGCTTTGTGCAACGGATCACCCGCTTACGAATAATAATGATCTTCGTAACGAGCCCAGCACTGCTTCTGACCTTAACGAAACCAGCCTTGAAAACGCTCTTATCGACATTGCTGCTTTTGTCGATGAGCGTGGACTCAAGGTATCGGTTCGTGGCGAAAAATTGATTGTTCCGCCTGCTCTGCAATTCGTTGCAGATCGGTTGCTCGAATCAACTCTTCGTCCTGGGACTGCCGACAACGATGTTAACGCTACGCGGAACATGGGTATGCTTCCGCAGGGTTATGTCGTTAACCACTATCTGACGGATACGGATGCTTGGTTTATTAAAACCGATGCTCCTCGTGGGTTTATCCACTTTGAGCGTATGCCGATGTCCACGAAGATGGAAGGCGATTTCGATACAGGCAATGTTCGGTTCAAAGCCCGTGAGCGTTACAGCTACGGTTACTCTGACCCACGTTGCGTGTTCGGATCACCTGGCGCGTAAGACTACGGGGGAGGGGAAACTCTCCCCCAACTTATTTCTGGGATGAATAGCTCTAGCGACTGCCCCAGCAGACTCTTACAAGACGCTAGAACGAAACCTTTGTAAGGAGGAAAGCCAAATGGCTAATACAACTTTTAATGGTCCCGTCCGTTCTGAGAACGGTTTTGAGGTTATTAACGTCAATGCTACTACGGGTGCAGAAACGAATGTCTTTGATGTTGCCTCTACAGGTATTGTTACAGACAAATATGTCAAGCACGTTGGTTTTGCCACGGGTGTTACTGTAAACACCACAGCGGGTGACAGCGACAACATTGGTGAGTTTACGCAACCTGCCAATACAATCATTACCGACATTAAAATTTTCTGTGTCACCGCTCCAACTATTGGAACGGGAGATATTGGTTATGAGGTTGGAACGTCTAGCTCTGGCGCTCAGATTGTTGCTGCGGTAACTGATGAAATTTTGGATGGTGGTACTACGGTTGTTGTGGGTAACGTAACTACTACGACTTTGGTAGCACAGACCCAAAGTGCAACGACTGCCCCTGCTTCCGCTCAATATGCGTCAGCAGAACGAACCATCTACTGCAACATCACAAACACCGTAGATGCTACGACAGCAGGCTCCTTTACGTTCATTATTGAATACGTTCAGGTAGCTTAACTTAAATGGGGGGAGGCAACTCCCCCCCTTAAAAGGAGGTCATGATGGCTGATGCTGTAACAGCAACTACAGTGCAAGATGGAGACAGAAACGCTGTTTTCTATTGCACAAATACAAGTGATGGAACGGGAGAAGCAGCGGTTACGAAGGTTGATGTGTCAGCTTTAGCATCTCGAGCCGACGGAACAGCTTGCACCAAAGTTCGTATTAAAAAAATTGTTTTTTCTAATGTTGGAATGGGCGTTAAGATTTTGTGGGACGCTTCTACAGACGTTATCGCAGTTCAATTACCCGCAGATTATTCCGACACGTTAGATTACTCAGAAATTAGTGGACTTCCTAATGTTGCAGCGTCAGGCGGCAACACGGGTGATATTCAGTTTACTACAGTGGGACACAGTAGTGGGGACACTTATTCCATAGTTCTCTACTGCATAAAAGAGTATTGATACCGTGACTGAAGATAAGGAAAGACAGAATGAAATAGACCTTATTAAACTTCAAGGTGAAATAAAGATTCTGTCGGAACGTATCGAGGTCATTAAAACGAATGATTTACACCATGTTCAAAAATCCCTCGACTTTATTGTAAAGATACTTTGGGGGGTAGGATTTTTAATTTTGGGTCAGTTAGCAGTAGGTTTGCGGTTGACCCTTTGGGGATAGGTAAAAGAAATGGCAACTTCTGGTTCGGTTGATTTTAACCTGGATATGGCCGAGATTACAGAAGAGGCCTTTGAGAGGTGCGGTTTAGAGTTTCGCACTGGATACGACAGCAAAACAGCCCGTAGGTCATTGAATTTGCTTTTTGCGGATTGGGCAAATAGGGGTCTTAACTTATGGACAATTGAACAAGTCACTCAAACGATGGCTCAGTTGTCTAGTACATCCGCTGTAACTTCTTATCCCGTAGGGGCAATAACAGCTACGGTTGGTGCTTCTACTAATCTTAGTATTGGTGAGACTATAACAGGTGCCACGAGTGGCACTACCGCTTCTGTCATTACAAAGCCCTCTTCTACCACTATCACAGTAACCATTCCTTCTGGAGCGTTTACGGCTGGAGAAAACATAACTGGATCCAGTAGTGCAGCTACCACTACTATTAGTGCTGATCCAAGTTTAGCAGACGTTCAGTGTTCAGGGGACATTCTGGAAGCTGTGATTAGACGTAGTGATGAAGACATATCAATCACTCGCATTAGCCGACAGGAATATCTGAGTATACCTAAAAAAACGACTCAAGGTCGCCCCACACAGTTCTATATGGATCGTCAGATTACTCCATCAATTTCAGTTTGGCCTGCACCTGAAAACTCTACGGACTCTTTAATTTATTACAGAGTTAAAAGAATCCAAGATGCGGATGCTGCGGTCAATACAGCAGACATTCCTTTTCGGTTTCTTCCGTGCCTTATAGCTGGGCTGTCGTATCAAATTGCTTTGAAACGATCTCCTCAACGCATTGAAGCTTTAAAACTTATTTACGAAGAAGAGTTTCAGAGAGCTTCTAGCGAAGACATTGATCACGGAATACCTCTTCGTTTGGTTCCAACATATCAGTCGTTAAGGATTTAGTATGGCTCGATTTTCTGGGGGAAAATACGCTTTAGGTATATCAGACAGATCTGGCAGAGCCTATCGTCTTAAAGATATGGCTTTGGAATGGACGGGAATGCTCGTGGGACGAGATGAGTTTGAGGAAAAACAGCCACAGCTTGATCCTCGTCATCACATTACAGACCCGCAAGCTTTAAGAATTAGTAGGCCTGCTCGAACTGAACCTGCTGTCGAAGTTCTTCTTGCTTTTGATGCCTTTAAGTCTGGAACGAGTGGTTCTGCTGTAATTACGGTCAATGAGCCGGGTCATGATCGTAGTACAGGAGACACAGTGAGGTTCAGAAAAGTAGAAGCGTTCGATGGTTTTACGGAGGCTGCGTTAGAAAGTTCCGCTGGTTTTTCAATTACTAAAGTAGACAGTGACAATTACACCTTTACGTCTGGAAGTGGGACAGCAACGTCCGGAAACGTAAAAGGTGGAGGAGGATCTGCCTCCGCTGGACCTGTAACAGTGAGTGCATGATATGGCGTATACCTTTACAACACTAAAAACGGCTATTCAAGATTACACGCAGAATGCGGAGTCCACCTTCGTAAGCCAGCTTTCTCGTTTTATTATTAATGCCGAAGAACGCATTCTAAAAGAATGCCAGCTTGATGTTTTTAGAAAAAATTCCCAGGGTAGCACAACTTCTGGGAACCAGTATCTTTCTAAGCCTACTGACTTTTTAGCTCAAAATTCTTTAAGTGTAATTAATTCTTCGAGTAAAGAATTTCTTTTGTATAAACAAGTAACAGCACTACAAGATTACACCCCAAATCCTACAACGACAGGAACGCCTAAATATTACGCTGATTGGGACAACGATACTTTCTTGCTGGCTCCAACTCCTGACAGTGCTTATACAGTAGAACTTCATTACTTCTACAGGCCTACGTCCATAACGGATAGTTCTGACGGAACAAGTTGGCTAGGAACTAACGCAGAACTAGCTCTTTTATACGGAAGTCTTGTTGAAGCCTACACTTTTATGAAAGGTGAGGCGGATATATTGCAACTATACAACGCAAGATTTCAAGAATCCTTGCAATGGTTAAAGAACCTTGGTGAGGGTCTCCAAACCAGAGATCAATATAGATATGACCGGGTTAGGAGGGACGTTGCTTAATGTTTGACAGCGAGAGCATGGCGGGAGTCAGTGACGCTCTGGTGTTTACAACAACTGATAGAGGGCATTCCCCCGAAGAAATGGCAGAAATGACTTTAAATAAAATTATGCTGGTTTCGGAAGATGCTCCCCCCGTTATACGGGATCAAGCGATAGCACATAGAGATAAGTTGAAGGAAATACTTATTTTTTATATGAATAGAATGGCTCAAAGTGAAAGAACAACTATTTGGGCAAAGCTAAGACAACAAGGCCATGAAGATATGGCTGAAATCATAAGGAGATTGTAATGGCTATTGGCTCATCTGCTATGTGCGGAAGTTTTAAAAAAGAAATCCTAGCAGGTATTCATCGCTGGACTACAGCTAGTCGTGGTGATTCTAGCGCAATTTCAGCGGATACCTTCAAGATTGCAATGTTTACAAACAGTGCATCAATTGACGCTGACACTACGGGGTACACTACTAGTAACGAAGTGAGTGGCACGAATTATACTGCGGGTGGCAACACTCTAGGGAGTGTGACAAATGGTCTTGCTGATAACAGCAGTTCCGTACCTACTGCGTTTTTAGATTTTGCAGACACTACTTGGTCTAGCTCCACAAT